TTGTAACGCTCACAGAAATTGACAATCTTGTCCAGAGATTGACCGATATATTTAGTTTCGCTTTCGCTGTATTGATGTTCCAACTTGTTCCACGCATCAATCACGAACCAATCAATGTTTCTGCGGTTTTTAAGTTCGGCCACCTTTGACAAAATGCTGTCAAGTGTGAAATCCTTTTCCGGCTTTACAAAGTAGATATTGTTTTCAAGCAGCATCAGGGCTTCATATACTTCCTCTTGGTTCATCCTATTGTGGCCCTGAAATGGTCGCTGTGTGATTTTACGCATCAACTTGCTGATGTGCAGTTCAACTGGCCTGTTTTCAGGGCTGTAAAACGCACCTTTCCATCCATGCTTTTGCAGCAACTTGATTAGGATATGGTCTAAAAAGTCCGATTTACCGTGACCGGGGACACCCGTGATAGTGGTCAAATATCCTTTGTGGAATTTCAGCAGGCTGTCAAATCCGGGCATACCCGTTCCGCATCCTTCTGGCAATCCGTAGTTGTAAAGATTTTCAATTTCGGGCAGATAGTCGGTAATGCTAAACACTCCGACCATTGGAAACTCGGTTGCGTTATTGGCAGCATCACGCAAGGCAAATGCACCATTAAGCAATAAATACTCGTTTGCATCCTTGCATTCAGGAAATACAATGTAATCGCATTTGTCTTTACCAAACCGCTCTGCAATGGCATTGCGTAATTCAATGCCGGGCGCATCGTTGTCAACTGCGATGTGTATCTTTTCAATGTGGTCAAACATCGGCATAAAGCGGTCAAAAAAAGTTAGGTTTGGCTGCGCCCCGTTTGGTACGCTGATAACATTTTCAATCCCTGCTTCAATTAAAGACAGCGCATCCATTTCTCCTTCAACTATCCAAACCTCTTTTGCGGTTGCAAGGCAGTCAATGTTATATGGGATGAGTTCCGCCCCTTTGTGCATCTTGAAATTCTTTGAGCCATCCCGATATTTTGTGTTTTTCAACACCCCACCCTCAAAGTAATTGAAGCAGATGCAATTGACTTCCTTGCTAACCTGCGGCATCCATTCGGATTGTTCGGTGATTTGCATTTTGTTGAGTGTGGCGGCTGTAATCCTGCGGCCCTCAAACCATTTCAGCACCTTGTCGGATAGCGTGGTGTTGTTTTTCCATTCCGGCACTTCATATTTTACCACCTCCGGGCGGTCAATGATTGCACCTTTCCATTGGCAGTGCTGGCAATACCATGCCTTTTTATCTAAGTTGACTGATAGGCATTTGTCAGTTTTCTTTTTTCGGGTGTGGCTGCACTGCGGACAAAGTGTCTGAACTTCGCCTGATGTCTTGCCAGCAGGTATTTCGATATTATGGAATGAATAGGTCAGCATACAAAGTTCCTCAAATGTTTAGGCAGCAATCCGTTCTTTGGTTTCTTTGCCAGCCATTTGCGAGCCGTCAAATTTAGAGAGATATAGTTCTTGTTGTTTCGGTAGTTTTCGATTTCATCAAGGATTTCATCTACCTGCTGACGTTCCCATCCATCTGCAATTATTTTGTCTACCTCTGCGGTTGTAATTTTCAAATGAGCAAAACTGCGATAAATCGTTTCTTCTTTTTTTTCTAAATTCTTCTTATTTTTAATACTATTTCTATTTACAATTACATTTTCATTTGCCATATTTCACAGATTATTCACAGATTAGACACTTTTGCCACAAGTCGGGCAACTTTCCTTTTCTTCCTTTTCTTCGGGTGCTTCGGGTAGATGCAATCCCCACTCCGCTAACTCTTCCGCATCCCATTCATTGGCGAGTGCATCCATATCCCATTTGCCATAATGGGTGTTATCTTTAATCAGGAACTCATCACGCTGCTGTGCTGTCCAATCATCAGCCAATACAATGGGAACTTCCACCGCCCCGATGTCGCACAATGCACGATAACGCTGATTGCCACCGAGAATAACATAGCCACCCATGTCGGATGTATAGCAAACTAATGGCCGGGCAGTTAGCATTTCAGGGAATTGCATCAGCGACCTTTTAAGCAATGCAAAATCATCAGCCGATATTTGGCGTGGGTTGTTTGCGTTTGGTCTTATTTCGGTTAGTTTTACCCACTGCATATTTTTTTATGATTACTTCGATGCTAAATTCTCCGTTGTTGTGTTCCTCTGGTTTGTCTGCGTTGGTTGCTGTGTCTATGACCTCTATATCCCAATACTCCTTTATGCCTGTTTGTAATAGGATGCCCTCAACACTAAAAGTATGTGGTGGCTCACATGAATAAGGCAGATAGAAATATCGGTGGTCTAAATTCCAACGGCTCGGCAATGTTTTTTTACGCTCATACAAATCTCGGTGCGGTATGCTCATGATGATATGCCCATCGGGTTTGCATATGCGATACCAATTTTGAATGGCGGTAACTGGGTCGTCAAGGTGTTCCAGCACGTGCGAAGCGTAAACGTAGTCAAAGGTGTTGTCCGGGTATTTGTCCATTGTGGTTGCATCGCAATCGTCTTTGTCGTGATGCACACAATCGGTCATGCTGATAGTGTCGATGCCGTCAAATGTATCAATTCTGCCGCATCCAATGTCTATTCCCTGACCTTTGATGTATTTTTCATAAAATCCTGACGCTTTGCGCCTTTCGTGTGCTTTAAAAGTTTCAGCCATGTATTTTTAAAATTTGTAATAGATTAACGATTGTCCACGCACCAAATCCGTTCTGCCCTGTCGGGATGACGTTGTGCGCAGTTGGGCATATTTCCACAACTCTTGGGTGTTTCATCTGCTCGGCTATTGCAAAGGCCATTGACTGGTTGCCGATAAATAGGTTGCATCCCGATATTACCTGTGCGAGTTCGTAAAAATCTTTTACCGGGTAGTGTTTTATGTTTGGCAACTTGGCGGAAATCACCCGAAATTCATCAGGCAGGCCGACAAAAGTTATTCTGTCCTGATATTGACGGAGTGCAGTGTAATCAAATGTGGGGTTGTGGTATCGGCTTGTCCGATTTAAAACAATATCAAATGCTTCGGGGCTGGGTGCTAAATCAAAGTTAATCGGCACGGATAAATCGCAGGTCAGTTCCGGGTAGATATGAAAATACCACTGTGAGATATGCCCTGTGTAATTGTGGAACTTGCGGAATAGGTCAAAATTGTAATCAACTTTCTCATCATTTTCGGTTATGTGGATATCATTGATAAAATCCAAACCCCACAACAAAGGTTCCAGCATTTCAGCCATCTTGCGGTTCATCTGCACGTTGCCCATCGGGTGCGACATATTGCCGTATTTGCCCGGTACGTTTATATGCAGGTACAAATCAACGGTTTCGCCTTTCAGCTCGGCAGCTTTCCGCATGGCAGGTAAGGAGTAAATCAAATCACCTGCGTTTCCGCTATGTATAATTTTAGGCATTGGCTTCTCTGTATAGTGTTTTTATGGCAGTAATCATACAATCACGGCAACTATCAATGTGATGCCCCTTTAATTGTAAATGAACCTCTTGGACTTTTGCCCAATAATCAAGTGGTATATTTAACGTGCCTGTCCTGTTTACACGGTCAACGTGTTCTTTCAGTTGTAGGCAAATTTCTTTTTGTTCGGGTGTCATCACTTTGTATGTCTTACGTATGCAATTAAATAACCAAAGCCAAACGAAATAAATGAAAATATTAAAATTTCAATCATAGGTAACGGTCAATTAAACTGCCACACACAGCAGACAAGGCAGCAAAGGGCAATCCCCACCACCCGGCAAGTGGAATGAATACGGCAAGGCCGAGCCACCACGATAAACAGAAGCCACATTCCCAGGGTTTGTAAATCGGTCTGTGCGGTGTGCTGACTTTCAACACAAAGCTAATCACCGGGGGGAATAAGTACCGGGATAGCAGTACCGCTAATGCGGCAACGGATATTATATTAACCAAGTTCATTGTAGCGTTCTTTTATTTGGGTTTTCAGGGCATTAATGATTTGACTGATTTCTCTGTAATTTATTTTGGTGGCTTTGGCTATGCTGGCCATGCTGCGATTTTCGTTGTATAGCATCCAAAGTTTCTCCACGTACCATTCGGAGCGGTTAAAGTGTAACGACACCTCTTTGTAATTGATTGCTTCCCTTGCTTCCTGCATACGCCTAAAATTGCTTTCATCGTAATCCTCAGCGGTGTCATCGTAGTCATCGGGTAGCGTTTCATTGGTGCGTAGGTGGTCACGATAAAACTTTGTGTATCGGTTGCCGTTTACTGCATTTACACCCACCCGGACAAGGTAAAATATCAGCGTTCCGTTCTGGTGCAAGTTGGTGATTTTTTCCTCGCCCATTTCGCAAAGCATCAACAATAAATGCTGCTGTAAGTCGGAGGCGACGTGCTTTCCTACTTTTTGGCAGAAGTCCGGCAGCCATTTGCTCGTTGCTATCTCCGTTATGATTTGGGATTTCGTCACTCACGTTTTATTTTCAAGTCATGTACCTTTTGTAACCAGTCCTTCCATTGTTTGCGGTCTCCATACATTTCATGGTGTTTTCTGCACAATGCCATTAGGTTTTCAATGCAGTCAGCGTGTTTGCTGCCACCCATTCCCCTTGCTTGTATGTGGTGAATATCGTTTGCAGCAGCACCACAAACCTCACAACGGACAAACGATGTGGTATCATAGCCGAAATACTCAAAATATATCTTGGTGTGCTTTTTCAACCTTGCAAAGTTTGTGGAACTTTTACGATATATTTTACAAATGTTTATAACTTTTAAATAAAATACTTGCATAAGTATAAATTATTATATTATGTTTGCAGCATGAACACAGTATTTGAACAAGGCCACAAGGCCGCAGCCGAATTTGATGCCGATCTGCATGATGGTATCAACCCTTATCCGCAAGGCACTTATCAATTTAACGAATGGGAAAAGGGCTGGCAGTGGTATTTTACCATACAAAGCCGGATAGATTACGCTGATGCACAGCAGGAACAACAAAAATTTGTTGAAAATAATTTTGCAAAGTAAAAAGTAATTCGTATATTTGCGTATCGGAATCACACGCTTCAACCCCGTGCCGATAATTAGGAAGACAATGACAACGAATAAACAGAAAGACCTCACACAAGTAAAGGGCGGCTTACTTCCAGCCGGGTTGAACCTTGAAAGTGTGGGGTCTTTTGTATTTATGAATATCACAAAACCCAAACCTATCCCGACCGACATTTGCAATCGGTGTCTGGAAGAACTGGAAAACCAAATCATCCAGTTGGAACTCAAAAAACAAAACTGTACAATTAAAGAGCATCTGCCCGTTTACAAGTATGAGATGCACAAATTAGGATTGCAGCAGCTTTACTACACAGAATGTAAGCGTTTATTTGAGAAATGGCAAATGCAATGAGCAAAGACCCGGCATTCTTATTTTATTCATCCGATTTCTTAACGGGAACTGCCCTGATGAGTGATGAGCAGGTTGGCAAATATATTAAACTACTATGCTACCAACACCAAAAAGGACACCTCACAGAACGTGATATGTTAAAGATATGTTCAACACATGATGAAGATATATTATGCAAGTTTGAAAAGGATGAAAACGGCCTATACTACAATGTAAGATTTGGCTGCGCCCCGTTTGGCACACTTATCACGTTTTCAATACCGGCTTCAATTAAAGACAGCGCATCCATTTCTCCCTCGACAATCCACACCTCTTTTGCGCTTGCAAGGCAGTCAATGTTGTACGGTATAAGCTCGGCCCCTTTGTGCATCTTAAAATGCTTGGCTCCGTCACGATATTTCGTGTTTATCAACTGGCCCTCGTAAAAGTAATTAAAACAGATGCAGTTTACTTCCTTACTTACCTGCGGCATCCATTCCACCTGCTCTGTGATTTGCATCTTGTTGAGCGTGGCTGCTGTTATGCGTCTGCCCTCAAACCATTTTAGCACTTTGTCGGATAGTGTGGTGTTGTTTTTCCATTCCGGCAATTCATATTTTACCACCTCCGGGCGGTCAATTATTGCACCTTTCCATGTGCAGTGCTGACAATACCATGCTTTCTTATCAAGGTTGACTGATAGGCATTTATCGGTTTTCTTTTTCCGGGTATGGCTGCATTGCGGGCAGAGTGTTTGCACTTCCCCAGATGTCTTGCCGGCAGGAATTTCGATATTGTAAAATCCGTAGTTCAAAATACTAACCTTTCGTATTGACTTACAAAGTTGGCTTCAAATCTAACCTCATACGGA